TTTACGATATTCTTGATAATAAAATTTGTTTTCAGAATTCCATTTAGAATTATATTCTTTTATTTTTTCCTTATTTTTAAGTTTATATTCCTTAGTTCCAAGTCTTTGACACTCTCTACATTCAGCTTTTCTCCCATCTTTTACTCTTGAACATACATTATAATCTAATAGTGATTTCTCAAAACTACACTTAGTACAAACTTTAGTTTCCATCTTTAATATATTGTTTTAATAATTTATTAACAAGAGAAGATAAGTTTATAGATTTATCTTTAAAGTATTGTGGTAATTCAGGGTCAACTGAAACACCAATTTTAACTTTTTTTTCAATTTCTTCTTTTTTCTTTCTTCCCATACTAATAAATATCTACAAATCATAAAAAAGTGGAATTATTATAACTTTTTTTTAGTTATCTTCTTTCTCCTCTTTCAAATCAAAATCACCATCAGTACCAATAATGGTTTTCCAATAATCGGCATACTCTTTTTTATATTTTTCAATATTTGATTTTTCTTCAGTAGAATCTTTACCTGCTAAAAATCCGTGGGGAGTTACAATAATACGTCCATCTTCATAACCCAATCCGTTAATATGGTTTTTTAATACCGAAACTTTACTCCTAACAGCAAATTTAATACTTCTCTTATCTTTAGTTGCCGTTATTTTATTTGTTCCAGCACCTTTTTGATTTCCAAATAAAAATACTAAAGATGAGTTTAACCAAATAGCATTTCCACCCTTCGCCATAATTTTAGGTTGTCCAAATGGATTATCAGGTAATTCAACCCAAGGTTGGTTTACAATAATTAAAGTATTTTCATATTTTGAATCTGCTTTACGAGACCCTGATATTCTTTGGTTAATACCCATACCTATTTTATCTGATAACGCAGAAGCGTTGTGCATTTTACCACCTTTACCCTCAAAGGTCATTTTACAAGGAACTGAACCAACAGAATCCCACATAAAACATAAACTATAATCTAATTCACCTTTTTCTTGTGCATCTAATAAAGAGTTAATGTAATCGGTAATTTGTTCTATATAACTAAAGTTATTGTTGAATATATAGAATCCGTCCCAATCTAATTCTCCCGTTCCTTCGTCAACCACTTGCTCACAGTCAAAACCCATTAGTTTTGCGTGCTCAAACGACCATTTTTGTTCCGTAATAATAAACACAGGAAGTATACCTTTCTTTTGAGCATCAACCGCAGTCTTTACCAATGCCGTTGTTTTTCCTGTATCTGAGTGACCTAAAAACATATTCAAATGTCCTATTGCGGGTCCTGGTAAACCGACCGCATCTAAGAAATCATTACCCAAATCAAAAAACCTTTGGGGTTTATATTTCGCAGAAGTTGAGAATTTATCTTTAATTGACTTAAAGTCATTTTTCTTAATTGCCATATTGTCTATGTATTTGTTAAATGTTTTGTTAAAAAATAAAAACTTGGACACTTACTAGGACATTATGTCCATGTATATGTCCAAGTTCAATAACTTAAAATGGGAGGTCTTCGTCAGGTGCACTATTTGCTTGTAAATCAGTTGTTGGTTGTTTTTCAGATTTACCCCCCATAGAAATTTCTGACTCATCAGAGTTTCCATATGAGTATCCACCTTTGTCACTATCCCAACGTGGAGTTTCTCCTCGTGCAATTGCTTCAAGATATTCTACAGGTTTTTTAGAATAAACGTCAGACCAAGTAAGTTCATCTGTAATCCAAGATTTTGCAGTCTCAGCATCTTCGTGAACAGGTCCTGCGTCTTCATACATAACAGTTTGGATAACTGTGTAAACCGCCCCTTTTGGGGTTTTTGCTTTGGTTAATTCAAGGATAATGTCACGACCTGTTGTTGCGTCTGTAATATCACCTTTAGCTCTCCAAATAGGAATAATTTTGTCAAGGATTCCTTCGTTTTTGTAATTGTGTTTAAAACGCCAGAATTTAACTCCGTCCGCCTCATTATCACGGTCAATTACTTTTACGATGTAAAATTTACGAGGTTTGTATTGTTTAGCAAGTTCCTTGTCAGAATCTCTGCCCGTAGACATAAGTTCTTCGTTAACTTCACTCAAAGGTGAACGTTCGTTGTCATTCTTGCCTGGGTCAAATAACTTTACCCATTTTCCATCCACTTGAATCTCATGGAACCATACTTCTTTAAAAGGTGAAGAACCATCAGGTGTTGGTAAGATTCTTAATCTTTTTTGACCTTGTTTCTCGTTATCCTTAAGGATTGCCGCGAAATACTTTTTCAATCTATCTTCTTGAGATATTTTTGAGGTGGAAGTATAACCACCTTGTTTTGATTGTTCGTACTGTGCTAGTACCGAATCTAGGGATTTGTTTGTCGCCATATAATATAAGTTTTAATTGTTTACTAAGTATAAGTGTCAGCCTTTGTTTTGTCAAATAATTTAAAGAAAAAAAAACGGTCACTTAAGACCGTTAATTTACTTTAATCTCGAAAAAGTATCGATATCGGTGTCGGTGTTTTCAAAGTTTCTAAAACTTTTTTTAATATCACCAGGAGAATATGCTTCAACATCGTCTTTGGTTAAAATATACTCATTTTTTCCTGACTTTTCCATATCTTCTTGTTTATCTTCAAAAAAATCGGTTAGTTTTTGATTAAATGGTCCTGAATCCAAACTTCTCAATTCTAATTTTTCTTCAGGGGTTTTTACTCTATATTTTTCAACCTTAGTTTCAAGGTCATTTAATTTATTCATAATTGAATCCATATCAGAAAGTTTACTCTCTAAACCTTCAAGGTGCTTAAATAAATTATCAAAATATTCTTCTTGTTTTTTCTCAACATTTTGTTGTGATTTAACTAAATCAGTTATATCAAGTTCTTTAGACTTTTTAGTTTCACCTCCAAGTTTTTCAACGTCAGGGTCAGATGAAACATCTACAGATTCAGGTGGAACATCCCCTCCAACAGGTGGTGGTGGCATTGCTCCCGCAACAGGTGGCGGTGGAACTGCTCCCGCATCAGGTGGTGGAGGAACCGCTCCTGCGTCAGGTGGTGGTGGTAATGTAGCATCTTGCTCAGTGATATAATTGTTAATACTCTTATATCTCATGACTTCATTTAAGATTTTTACGTCTATTTTCATTTTCTTATCCATTTAATAATTGTTTTACTCCAGTAGTTGTCTCAACTTGGATTTTTTTATTTTTAGACATAGTATTGTCCACTCTTTCGATTAGACCGTCTTTCATTCTGATTGTATAACAATCTCCTGTATCTAAATCACAAACTTGCTTATTACCGTCACCTAAATCTTTTTCGGTGTGTCGAGTATTTTTACCTAAGTAGTTATCTAAAATTAATTTTGTATTCATAATTTCTTTTTTATATAAATATCTTTATTCTGTTAAAAATTTTTAAGTAAATTTAAATGTTACTGGAAACAATTTATAAAAATCAGTTCTGCTAGTGTCAGTAGTTGTCCCGTCAGCTAAAACGGGTTTACTTAACACAGTAATACTAAACGAATAGTTCCCTTTAATATCTGCCGATGATGTACTAAGAATATTACACCCTACCTCCTCTAATAACGTCTCAATATCTACCGTAAAAGTTTGTTTGTTACTTGAAATTAACGAATTAAGATTATTAAATCCTGCTCCAGTCCCACTACCATCCCCACATTCAGAATCAGTATTATAATCGAAATGAGCCCCAAATATATTATATAACCCTGTTGACCCATTAACCGTAACCGTTAACTTTTCAAACATTGGCGGATTTGCCACAGTATAAGAATTAACACCATTTAATGGTACAACAGTATTAGATGGTACGGGTGTTGGTGAAGGTGTCGGTGTTGGTGTCGGTACTATCTGCGAGACTCCATTCCAAATATCTAAAGATTTTTGAACTTTAGATTCAATATTAGATAATTGAGTTGGGTCCATAGTGGTGTAAACATTTGAATCATTTTGTTTTGCCCCAAAATATAATATCCAAAACTTAGTAATCTCTTTTGCCGAATTATTAGGTAAAACAACCATACTGTTTTTCCATTTTTCTAATAAAATTGTAATATTATTAGTTAAATCATCAAACAATGCGTATGGTAATGTTGTTGTGTCAGATTTTAAACAAAAATAATTTTGTGCTCCGAAATATGTTGACGGTTTTTCTCCCCAATATTTTGATAAGTCGATACCCGCAAAATTATTTTCATATGCTTCAAACCCTGTCGAAGTTCCTGACTCTAAATATAATGCTGCAAACACCGCGTATTTTAATTTACCATCATCAGGAATGTTTCTAGAGGATAATAAATTAACTATCGTATCCTTAACCTCTTTAAAAGTTACCTTACTACTTTGTGGTGTTATTGGGGTATATCTACTATAGTCTGATGCGGGAGTACAAGCTTGTGTCTGTGTTAACTCTTTACTACCATTAGCGTTTGATACCACTTTATTTTTTTGAGATATAACGTTTCCACTCGCATCCTTAGTCAATTGTTTTTTCGCCTCTTTGTTTTTAGTAATAATCGATTGTAACAAATTTGTTTTAAGTGATTGTAAATACGCATCAATTTTAGGTAACGATGCAATAGGTTGTCTAACTCCTTCAATAATAGTATCAAAATTACCAGGACTTATATTATGATTAACACTTAATATCATATATGGTCCACTAAACATTGGGACATGTCTTAAGTTAAAATACATTGTAGGTTGTATCATAGCGTTACCCATCATAGTTATTTGACATCCATAACTTCTATTTTTATATAAATTATATAAAGATGTACTTTGTGTTGACCCTTTTCTACCTCCACCTTGATTTGCCATCTGATTTAGTATTTCCATCCCTTCCGCAGTCGCCTTACCAGCACTTTGGTCTACTTGGAAACTTTTAAATATCTGTTGGTTTTGTGGTCCAATATCAACATTAAATCCGACCACCTTATTAGATTTATCCCAATCTTTTTTACCCACTTGATTTTCGACTAACGGATTATCACTAGCTCTACGTAAATCAAACGCATCATTTCTATAACGATAATCAACATTATTTTTTAAATCTAATTGTTCACTTGGTTTACCCGCATAAAAACAAACCAATTTTGAAGAGGAATCCCTATAATCAACATTTAAAAAGGTGCCAAACAAATTATTTGCAAAGTCTGCGGTTCCATCAATTCTTGGTATTGGGTTTTTCACCGCATTTTGTACGTTATAAAAATTAACATATGATGGGATATTCATTACCACAAAATGATTTTCAATTAAAATACTTTGGACAAAAGATAACATAGACGCTTTTACAGGTAAGTTTAATAATCTATCCTTTAATTTGTAAACATCGATTAAAACTTTTTCTCCAATATTCCTACTCGCCCTATCTAATAATAAAACGTCTTCAAATAATGTTTTTGTTTTAAAATCATTTCCTGAAATCCATTTATCATTTAATGCTTTAAATGTTTCCCATAATTCAACTTTAGGTTGGTTTCCTTGTAAATCAGACTCGACTTGACCTTCAGTACCAATTGTTGTTGTGGGTAACGATGATTGTAATTTAGGTATTAAATTATTAACGATTTTTGATTGAAAATTATTAATATCCAATAAATAATTTGTCATCGCTTTATAAAACGCTCCTTCACCCGCCTTATTTATTGGGTTAGGTACTTGGGGATATTCATCTTGTCGAGCAAACACCGTTTCAACAATGAATTGTTTATCAGTAGGTCCTGTAGATAAAGAACCAAAGAATGCAACGATGGTTTCATTTATTAATGTTTGAGTATTACCTGTGGTTGTTGGTAAAATGCTTGGTAAACTTTCATACAATATAACACCCTCTTTGTTTGATAAATATGAAGTTTTTTGTGGTCCAACTTGTCTAACCGTAATTGTGTCTCCACTTAAAAGAGTGGTAAATGAAACTTTTTTACTTGGTGATGATATCGGTGCGTCAGGTGGTGCAATCGGATTACTTTGAAATTGGTTTAACTTCTGAGTTGCATATATTTTTATTACTGTAGCAAATAATTTAATGTTATCCACCGTAAAAGCAACATTTAAATCCACAAAAAAATCCGTTATATAAGAACCATTGTCATCATAAACTAATTCAGGTATCTCTGAAAATCCCACATAGGTATATAATGTTGACCATTCATTAGGATAGTTTGTTTTAGATGTTATTAGTGACACTCCCCCACCATTAGTTGGTATTGCATTAGGTGTCATAACAGTATATGGTTCCCAAGTATATGGGTCAGTTAATGGTAATGATGAAAAAGTATAAAATAGTTTCTTATCATATAAAGACGGATTACCATATTTGAATACGACATCATAATTTAAAAATTGTCTTAAAATATTAGTTATATTATTTGTTTGGTCGTCTTGTATTTTTGTTACAATATTAGAACCTGTGTCGCCCGTTACTTTTGGGATTTTTAATAAACTCCTAAATAACATCTGAAAGTTTTTAAACGTTAGAGTGGTTTCAGTTTCAGGACTATTTGCTTGATTTGATATGGTGCTTGAAACATCAGAAGTACTAACCCCCAATGCTCCCGCAATAGCGTTT